CGGTTTCCCACCGTTGAGATTTGCGCGTCGTCTGCGTATAGATTATCTCTCGATTTATCGGGTTTGAAGGGTCGGAGTATCTTCGGAGCTCAAATTGTAACTGCGACCAAAGACGAACAAGATGTGTGATGACAGTTTTTCAGCTGCGTTTGCTCATGTGAATGAGTCTCACTTTGTGTACCCACGGGGCGAAGTGCCCACCAACATGGGTGATGTCGGTGCGAGCAGTTCCGGTGAGTATCTCGGTGACAGTTCTCTGCCTCAACACGTGGTCGACCCACCAGTCGATGTAACGGTTGAGGCTGGTGGACCTCTTAGTCCGACTATGGCGCGCGCCATCGAGCGCGACGAGCTTAGAAGGGAGGAGGACCCCATTATTGTGCTTAGTCGGTGGGGGTGTAAATGGCTGAAATTCGCCTTTGACTACATTGTCAAAGGTGACAGGGCCAACCAGCTCGCCACTCACATGCTCAAAGAGTTTGATGCCACGAATGAGGATCCCAGCGTTTACTTGCAAACACATGTGTTGGAGGAAGTTAAGACAGAGATCACCAAAGATGAGAAGACCGGGAAGCAACAGGTCGTTGATTCACGCAGGTTGCGTCGCGTCGAGAAGCTGGCGAAGGGGAGACGCTCCCGCTTCGCTGTTGCTGTGGCAAAGGTGGCTTACAACAAGTTTGGCCAGCGTCCTTTATCTGAGGCGAATTTGTTGGTCACCAGGAAGTGGATCCAAAAGTACTTGGAAGAGACCTTCAAGGATCTCCGTGTTTGCGACAAGAACTTAGCTATTGATCGAGCTTTGTTTCTGTCGTTTGTACCTACAAAGGATTTCCACAAGTGCCGTTTGATGATGATGTCAAGTGTCATGGAATCACGCTTGAATGGCAAGTCTGCGTTCGGACGGATCTTTAGGATCCGTTCGGACTTTCCTGAATAGGGGTGCCCAGTTGAGCTGTCCGGTGAGGGTTGCCTTCCTAGCAAGGCAGTTGTCCCCCCTCACCGTTTGCGGACTACAGCTCAATTGGGACTAACTAAGTGTCGTAAACTTTGTCGGGTCGGGAGGGTGGCTCCTCCTGTGTCCATTGTTCCTTTCAATCATGATTTCGCCACACTGGAGCGGGCTGTGAAAGAACGTGTCTTCACAGTCAAGAAAGGGGGGGAGTTCGTTGCTCCCCCTCTACCGGAACCCTTAGTTTTTCAGTCTCGTCTTAGCCAGACGAGGGGAATGCTTGTGCCTTTGCTGCCTAAGACCGCCCCTGTTTCCTATGATCAGTTCATAGATACGTACTCGGGCCGCAAGAAAGCTAGGTATCAAGATGCTCTCGAGAAGATGAGGTGTACCCACTGGTCTCTTGAGGATGAGGCTAGGGTTTCGGTCTTTATTAAGTGTGAGAAGACGGACAGAACAACTAAAAGTGACCCTGTTCCCAGGGTCATTTCCCCTAGGTCTCCTTTGTTCAACTTGCGTCTCGGTAGATACCTCAAACATGCTGAGGAGAAGATCTTCCATAGTTTGGGCGGCTTGTTTGGGCACCAGACGGTGCTCAAAGGCTGCGATATCTATAAGAGCGCCAGATTGATTAAGGAAAAGTGGGATATGTTTAACCGTCCTGTCGCTGTGGGCTTGGATGCCTCGCGATTTGATCAACATGTGTCTGAAGTTGCGCTTAAGTGGGAGCACGGCATTTATTTGTCGTGTTTTCCTTATGGTAAGGATCGCAGACGGTTGGCGAACATGCTCAGATGTCAACTTCGCAACCGTTGCGTCGGGCGTGCTCCTGATGGTGAGTTGAAATATACCACTAAGGGAGGTCGCATGAGCGGCGATATGAACACCTCTTTGGGCAATTGTGTTCTAATGGTGTCCATGATTCACGCCTATGGCCTGGCCCGAGGGATACGATTGCAGCTAGCCAACAATGGCGATGACTGTGTCGTGTTCATGGAACAGCGCGATCTGGCCAAATTTTCTGAGGGGCTGTATGAGTGGTTTGAAGAGATGGGGTTTTCCATGGCCATCGAACCTCCATCCTACGAGTTGGAGGAAATCGAGTTTTGCCAAACCCGGCCCGTTTTTGACGGTAGCCGGTGGATCATGGTGCGAAACCCACACTCCGGTATCGCTAAGGACAGCGTCATGCTTAAACCTTGGTCTGGGGAGAAATTCTTCAGAGGGTGGCTTGATGCTGTAGGTACTGGGGGGTTGGCGTTGACAGGGGGGATACCTGTGTTTCAGAGCTTTTATTCCCTGTTCATACGAAGTGGCACGAAGAGGAAGGTACCTGAGGACACGTTGTCGTGGTCTGTCAGGCAGTCACTGAGGACGGTTGTTCCAAGAGAGAAGTGCGAGATTTCGCCTGAATGCCGAGCCAGTTTTTACTGGGCTTACGGGATCACTCCCGATGAGCAACTCTGCTTGGAGCGGTACTATGATGAGATGGAAATCACCACCAACCTTGGTGGTGAACTTGAGTATAGAACCGTCTTTTAATGGGGTCGCCCTTAACCCGCCAAATACAATTTGATGTGCTAATATAAATGCCAAGAGACTGCACGGCGGGCTAGGAAGGTGCGATGATCAGTCCGGTTGGGTTGCTGGATCCCATACAAACCCATGCTCCCATTTTTACCTGCTGTAGTTGCTGCTGGTATTGCTAACATTGTTGCGTCTGCTGAAAGGATTGACAAATCTCAACCGTCGGTTAAACGAGTAACACAAAGAGAGGAATTTGCTGGGATCGAAATGCCTAAGAAAACTAAGAATCAAGTGCTTGAGAACATTGTGAAAGAGGCGGCCAGCCTCGGAGCGGCCCAAGCCCTGGCTACAGTGCCCAAGAGTCCCTTCATGATGGGTGATAAAGGTAAGAAAGCCCTGCAGGGCATTGTCAGTACGAAAACAGCTCCGGCTGCTAAGAGCAAGCGCGTGAACACATCCAACAAGCCGCGTGTTAGGTCGTCAAGGGGTGGTATAGTTGTGTCCCATAAGGAGATGGTTGGATCACTCGTTAGTAGTGCCACCACATTAACCTTTCAGGCGAACTCATACACCATTAACCCTGGGAAACCCGTTGGGTTCCCTTGGCTGAGCACGCTTGCTTGCAACTTTGATAAGTATAGGATGCATTCATTGACAGTGCACTTGGTATCAAGCCAACCCACTTCCACCGCTGGACGGATTGGGGTGGGTGTGGACTATGATTCTACTGACACTCTGCCCGGTGACAGGGTTGATTTCTTCAACCTAACACATCATGCTGAGTGTGCTGCTTGGGACTCTGTTAGCTTGCGGGTCCCGCTTCGTCCGGAGGAAAAATTCGTCAACTCCCATACAACCTCTGATTCCAAGTTGATTGATATGGGGATGATTGTGGTCATGTCTGATCAGAT